CCGTCCGCGTTGAAGCCGATGTAATTCCCGTTCGCGTCGAAGCCGTCGTAATTGGCGAAGTTCAGCTGCGAGCTCAGCCCCAGGCCGGCGGTGGCCGACAGCGTGCGCAGCTGGTCCTGCAGGTTCTTCTGGATCTGCGCGATGGCCTGCGTCTTCGCCGCGGCGTCCATCGTGGTGCTCATGTTCACGTTGGTGATCGACACCAGCGCCTGGTTGAACGCGGTGGCCGCCTGGTTGTTCGACTGCAGCAGCTTCTGGTTGTCGTTTTGCAACTGCTGCATCTGCACCTGGGTCTGCCCGGTGAGCTGCTGCATGCCGCGCTGATTGAGCTGCGTCATGTCCTGGATGCCGAACTGGTTGGCCTCGTCGGCGTTGTAGCTGGCCGCCTTGGCCGAGGTCGCCGCATCCGCCTGCGCGATCGGGAGCGCCGCCGAATAGGCCGCAGCATCGGCTGCCTGCGTCGCCATGCTGGAGTTCACCAGCCCGCGCGAATTCATGTTCTGCAGCGCGTTGGTGCGCGCGGCCTGGATGATCGGGCTGTTGGCGCTGATGATCGACTGGATGCGGCCCTCCACCGTCTGATCCGGCGTCACGCCCCAGGCCTGCGGCTGGGAGAGCTGCGCCACGCTACCAGGGCCCGGCGCGCCCACGTTGGTGGTGGTGGGCGCCAGCGGGCCGCCCAGCGGCGATGCAGCCGGCGCCGCGGTCGCGCTCGTCGCTGCGGGCGTGGGCTGCTGCGTTCCGGCGGCTGCGGTGTCGCCGGCGCCGCCCAGCAGCCTCGGGTCGGTTGCCGCTTGGGGCGTTCCCGAAATCGCGCCGTTGATGATGGCCATGTGGTGTGTCCTTATGAGCCGGAGTGCACGAGCCGCCTGGGCGTGTACAGCAGGTTGACCGCCTGCAGCGTGTGGGGATCGTCCTGCGCACGCTTGGAGTAGAAGAAGAAGCCGATGTTGTTCTCCGCGCCGTCCAGCGACACGTCGGTGAGCGACACGAGCGCGGCGTCCCAGGTGAACTGGTCCCACGTGAACTGGTCCCAATAGGCGCCCGCTCCGAAGATCTGCTGGTCGGCCTGCGTGGCGGGAGGCTGCGCCTCGGGGTTCGCATACCCCAGGTCGTAGGCCACGTTCACCTGCGAGAACCCTTCGCAGTCCACCTCGAACTTCGCGCGCCGGTACTGCTTTCTCACCAGCGGCGAGCGCAGGTTGTTGAAGGCCGGCCGCACCCAGGCCTCGATCACGCCGCCGTCGAAGGACGTCCCGACGTTGTCCTGGTACACGTAGCCGTCGTCGGAGCCGAAGTACGTGACCTCGGTGCCGTCGGACAGGGTCGTGTTCGTGATGCAGCGCACCACCTTGCCGTAGTTCAGGGGCATGATCCCCGCGACCTTTTCGCCCGTGAGGCCCACGGCCAGGGCCGTGCCGTCGGAGAAGAACAGGCGGTACTGGTTCTTCGCCTTCAGCGTCACCGTGGCAGTGGCGAGCCCCGCCTTCGCGTTGACCAGCGGCTGCACGAAAAACGAGATCGCCGCGAACTCGAAGTCGCCGTAGTTCAGCGTCGTCACCAGCGACTGGATGCCGCGCGCGGTGAGACCGTAGGTGTTGTTCGACACCGCCTGCATGGTCCCCTGCGCGTAGCCCAGTTCGTAGATCGAGGGTATCAGCACGAAGTTCGCGGCCGACGTGCCGTACAGCACGAACGTCTTGCTGGTGGTGAAGATCCCCAGGGATGCGCTGTTGGAGGTGCCCGCCTGCGTCACGAAGCCGGTGACGGGAGCCCCCGTGGAGATCTCGCCGGCGCCCAACACCACGCTCCATTGGTAGGGCGCCGCGACGCCGGAGAACTGCACGCTCGCGCCGAACGACAGGAACAGGTAATTGCGAAAGGACCACACGTGCGTGGGCGTGTCCGCGGTCATGCCGGTGCGGATCGGCACGTACGTGGTGCCGTCGAACTCGAAGGCGAGGTTCACGCCGTCGCAGCCGTAGGTGCGCATCGTGCCGGCCGCGCCGAAGAAGTTCTCGCGCACCGTCTCCACGTAGCCGCCCGGTGCGCGCGTGATCGCCGTGTCCGCGCCGGCTGCCACCGCCTTGGTGAGGCCGCCCACCTGCAGGTTCTCGCCGCCCTGGAACACACCGGTCACGGTGGCGAACACGATGGTGCCCGCGCCCGCGGTGCCCCAACTGCCGCTTCGCAGCAGCACGCGCTTGGCCACCGCCGTCGCCCCGGAGGTCGCCCCGGTGACGGTGTCGCCATCGTTGATCTGCGCGGTCGCTCCGGTGAACTGGATCTCGCGCCCGAAGGTCACCAGCGTCCAGCCGGTGTTCGTCGCCTTGTACAGCAGCGACGCGGTGGCGCCGATGTTGTCCCGCAAGGCGTAGCGCACGTCGTTCAGGACGAAGACGCCGCGAATCGGCCCGGAGCCCGGGACCGTGCCGATGTCGGCGCGCAGGTCGTTGGCGGCGAGCAGCCGGTAGTCGGCATCGTCAGAAGGCGCTGCAGCTCCGCCCTGGTACGCACCGCTGGTAGCCGTTGCCACCGTCACCGCGGAGATCTGCAGGTGTTCCCCGTTCTGGAAGGTGCCGCTCACGCGCCCCAGCACGATCGTGGCGCCGTACACCCCGAGCACCTTGCCGGTGGCGGCGGAGGTCGCGCCGGTGAGCGTCGCACCGACGGTGACGCTGCCCGTGATCGTGGCCGTGATCACCCAGTACTGCGCGCTCGTGGGGCTCGCGCGCCCGTCGAAGCGCTCGTAGCCGTTGATGCGCCGGTAGCCGCCCACGGTCACCGGCTCGTAGTTCTGCGCGTCGAAGCACTTGCCCGGATCCAGCGAGATGCGCGGCGTCACCAGGTCCAGGCCGCCGGCCATGGCCCGGAAGTCGGCCTGCACCTTGGGGAACGGGATGCGCTTCATCTACAGCGATCCGGCCAGGCGCATGCGGGGCAGCTGCGTGCGCTCGATCTCGCGCATCAGCTGGTCGAAACCGTTCTGGCCGTCGACGTAGACCTCCTCGGCCGCCTCGCTCGCCCCGTACAGCATCATGGCGCGGTAGACGATCGCCATGTGGTACTGCACGGGCAGGCTCGGGATGTCGCCCGTGTTGACCATCTCCGCGCAGGCACGGTAGTAGTCGCCGGTGATGGTCCATCCGGCCGACGGGATCGGGCCGCAGTAGAGCTTTCCGTCCGGACCCACGGCCACCTTGTCCGGCCGCATGTAGGCGCTGCGCAGCGCGCCGATCAGGAAGGTGTCACGCCAGTCGTCGTAGTCGATCACCTCCATGAACGTCTCGGAGGCGATGCCCTGGGAGGTGCTGTAGACCCGGAAGGTGTCGCCGGTCTCGAAGTTCAGGGCGAAGCGGCCCAGGTCCGTGACGCCGAACTCGGTCGCGCCGTAGGCCGCCTGCCCGTTCACGGTGGGCGCCGAGCACGTGGCGCGCATGAAGAGCCAGTCCTGCTCGTGCTTGCGCTGGATGATCATCCACGCCTCGTTCACCCAGTCGATCAGGCGGTTGTATTCCTCCGTCTGGCCGGTGAGCGCCGTGGGCCCGGTGCCGGCCATGCGGCACTTGCGCCGGGCGCGCTGGCAAAGCTGCAGGAAATTCACGGCGCGCGATCCTTCAGAACGCCTCGTTCAGCAGCCGGGTGAGCCACGCGCTGCCCTTGCCGCTGTCCTTGATCACCGAGAACACGTGGCCGCGCACATGCGTGCGGGTCACGTTGTTGTTGTCGATGTTGCGGCCGTCGGCGTGGTCGGGCGTCTTCACCCGCATCGTCTTGGAGCGCGCGAGCACTTCCACGTACTTGCGCTTGGTGGTGCACACGACGCCCACCGGCAGGCAGTTCAGCTCCAGCCACGGGTGGCCGCCGGGCAGCGAGCCGTTTTCCATCCACACGCGCTGGGCGTCCTGCTTCAGGACCTCGGCGCCCTTGCCCTGCACCCAGCAGTCCACCGTCCAGGCGGCGTTCTCCTCGTTGGCCGGCTCGATGCGGATCGTCACCGGCTCCTCCATGAAGGCGAGCTCGGCGAGGTAGTCCTTGTCGATGTGCGAGTCGGGCAGCGCGATCTGGGTGTCGCCGCGCTCGGGCAGCGCCTCGCCCAGAGGCGGCATCTTCACCTCGGGCAGATCGGGCTCGCGCACGTCCGCGGTGGACGTCTCGTGCGCAGGCAGCTTGGTCGGGGCAACTCGGGGCATTGGCTTCTCCTGTGGGTTCAATGAAAAGCGCCCCGGGTTCCTCACCGCGGGGCGCTCTGGGGCGTGACAGCCTGGAAAGGCTTACGAGACCTGCGGGCGAGCCGGATACCCGATCACGTCCTGGAACGTGTAGGTCATGCCGGTGACGCCCGAGAGGTTGTTGGTCCCGAAGGTCCACGAGCCCACCAGCGTGGAGCCGCCCTTGAGCACGATGTAGCCGATGGGACAGAAGTTGTCCGGAAACGCCGGCATGAGCGGCGCGCGGACGAAGTTGCCCGAGACGTCCAGGGCCTCGACGCTGCCCTGCGTGGCCTTCACGTTGTTCGAAGCATCCAGGCCGACCACCACGATGGTGCCCTGGTTGGCCACGATCGGGTTGAACGCGAGACCCGTGGCGGCGTCGGTCGTCGGCGTGGCACCGTTGGTGATCGCGGCCTTGCTGTACGCCTTGCCGCCGATGGCGTAGACGGTCGTACCGGTCGTGGAGATCGTGGAGGTGGTGCCGGCGGCCAGGGCCACCTTGCTCAGGCAAAGCGTGAGCGGCGCAGCTTGCAAGTTGTCCATTTCTGGAACTCCTTATCGCGAAGAGGGGGAAGGATCAGCCGGCCAGCACGGTGGGGTCGAACGCACCCAGCGTGTTGACGTAGACCGCGTTGGGGACCACGGTGGCGTCATCGAGGTTGGTCGTGCCACCCACGAAGTTGCCGGTGCCCGTGGGGTTCACGATCACGAAGCCGATCATGGCCTGGCCCACCGGAGGGGTGGGCATGGTCACGCCGGCGAGCGTGCTGGCTGCGCTGCCCATGGCAGTCGTCAGGTTGCCGCCGCGGTCGATGAAGAACGCGAACACGTTGAAGGTGGCATTGACCACCGTGCCGGACAGCGCCGGCATGTCGGTGTTGGCCGCCTTGGTGACGAGCACACCCTGGCAGCAGGCGTAGACCACGCTGCCGGCCTTCACGAGCGCGGAAGCCGCGCCGTGGATGGCGAGGCCCGCGTTGGTGAGGCACTGGCAAGACAGCCGGTCGGCGATGGCCTTCAGCGGCGTGGTCAACGCCTGCAGTGCAGGGAAGTTGACCCACTGGCCGAGGAAGCGCTGGACGGTATCGATCATGTCGATCTCCTTGTGGAAGTGGAACGAGGCGTTCAGGAAAGCCGGGTTGCCCCGGCCTCACCATCACGACAGGTTCTTCACCCCCACGTTGCCCACGGCCATCCAGCCCTGGTTCTCCAGCATCACGGCCTTCCACCACACGGTGCCGGCGTAGCCGCGCTGGCCCAGCGGGTCGCTCTTGGACTTCTGGCCCGGCGGCAGGAAGGTGGGATCGACCGCCTCCTTGCCGCGCACCGCGATCTGGCTCCAGGCCTCGTCGCCCGCCACGATGAACGGGTAGACGTCCAGGTTCGTACCCGAGGTGGAGTACAGGTTCGTGGAGCCGATCGCCGCGCCCGCGTCCTGCAGCGCCGGCAGGTCGGGGCTGGTGAACCAGCGGATGCGCTCGGTCTTGCCGACCTCGTTGGGCAGGCCGCCGCCACTCGCGTACTTCTCCACCGGCACGAAGCCGGGCAGGTCGCGGATGTCCGGCTCCAGGTCGGTGTGCGCATAGACGCTGAAGCCCACCGCCACCGCGTCGGTGCCGAAGTTGGGCGAGGCCTTGAGCATCTTGTTCACCGGCTTGGCGTGGTTGGCCTGCAGGTTCTTCACGATCTTGCGCACCATCCCCAGGGTGACGGCGCCGTTGACCGTGGTGCGGCTCGTGCCCGTGCCGCCGTAGAACTGGTTCGTGCAGGCCTTCAGCGCCCCGTACAGGATCATCTCGTTGACGAAGGTCACGCGCTCGCCGATCTGCGCCACCATCGCCTGCGGGATGTCGTCCTCGTACAGGTTGTAGGTCTTGTCGGTGAAGCCGTACAGGCAGCTGTACTGCATGATCACCACCGAGATGTCCTGCGGCACGATGCTGTCCGGCGTGGGCGTCACGCCTTCGGCCGTGAGGTGCGCCTGCACGATCACGTTGCCGCGGTCACCGGTGCCGTTCTGGAAGAACCGGTTGATGCTGTTCTGGTCGGTGAGCGTGCCGCCATAGGGCAGCCAGCGACGCGCCACGTAGGTGTCCGACTGGTTCTTCGGCAGCGGCACCTGGCGGCCCGTCTTGCCCAGAACCTCCATCGGCACCGCGTGCGCGAGGATGGCGCCCTTGTATTTGTTGATCCGCCCGGGCGTGAGGGCGAAGTTCTGCATGGCCATGGATGTCCTCCTTCAGGACGATGCGAAAAAGAAAAGCCGCTCGAGGCGGCAGGGGATCAATGCGCGTGTCCGCCTGGCGTTGCCGTCAGGGGCTTTCCATTTCCGTCGTGTCGGCGGAGGAACTCGCCGGGCCTCCTGTATCCAGGAGCCGGCGCGGGGAATCAGACCTTGCCTTCCTTGAAGCCGGAGGCGAAGTCGTCGTCGTCGGTCGCAGGGGCAGCAGCGGGCGGCGAGCCATCCCCGCGCTGTGCGACCGCAGCAGCCAGCGCGCGCTGCCGCGGGTTCGGTTTGCCGTTGCCGGCGTTGGGCGGCGGTGCCGGGGAAGTCACCGGCGCGTCGATGTGGCGGCGGTAGCGGCGCAGCATCGTGGCGGCATCCCCCAGGTCATCGGATTCGGCCAGCGCCTGCACCTCGGCCGGCTGGGACTTCAGCCACGTGTCGAAGGCCGGCGTGTTCACGGCCTGGCGCCAGCGCGGCACGATCCCGTTCAGCACGGCATCCGTCACCTGCCCGTTGATCTCGTTGCGCGCCACCTGCACGCGCTCGGAAACCAGCCGGTCGATCGCTTCCGGATCGGCCCCACCGGTGCCGCGCACCTTGGCCAGCACGCGGTTGAGGCTGTCCATCGTCATCTGCCCGATGTCGGGATAGGCGGCGCGCAGCTCCTTGAAGTCCTCCTCGGAGACCTGGACCTTCTCGCCCGCCGGCGTGTCGGTGCGCAGCTTGTCGATGGCCTGCTTGAGCGATCCGATCTGCCCGAAGGCCTGGTCGAACTTCTTTTGCATGCCCACGATCTGCTCGCCCGCAGCATCGGCGGCGGCCGCGCGCTGGCGCAGCGCCTCGAGTTCGGCGGCATCCACTTCGACCTTGGCGGCCGCAGCAGGTGCCGGCGTTGCCGTCGGCGCTGCTGCTGGCTGCGTGGTCGCTTGCGTGCCGGTGGCGGCTTCGGTGCCGGGCTGGGCAGCAGTGTCGGGCTTCGGCGTTTCCGTCGTGCCGACACCAGCGCCATCGAATCCGGCTTCGAAGTCCGCTTCGAACTCGTCTTCCTGGGTGGCGGTCGCATCCGCCTGGGTGGTTTCTCCAGCCATGTGGGTTGGTCCTTCAGACATCGAACCCTTGCGGGCTCACTCCAGCCGCTGGCGTTTGCCGTCAGCAGCCACGCGTGCCGTCGATCAACCGAGGTCGATCGGCGGCGGATCCGGTTCGGCGGCGCGAAGGAGCGCCTTCAGTTCGGCGATGCGCCCGCGCAGATCGGCCGTGGCCACCGCATCCAGCGGCGCCTCGTTGCGGGTGCGCAGGTCCTCGATGCGGGTGCGCAGGTGCTTTTCCAGCCGGCCCCAGGTGGTGCTGGCTGCATCGCTGGCGGCCAGCTTGAAGGGGCCGTCGCTCATTCAGTGGCTCCGGTCGGTGCGGTGGGCGGCGCAGCATCGGCAGTCTGCTGCGCTTGCTGGGCGTCCGCGGCGAGCCCGGTGTGGTGCTTGTGCAGGTCCACGCTGCGATCCAGCATGTTCTCGCTGGCCTGGAACTGCTGGTCGGCGCCCTGCAGGTCGTGCTTGGCGCGGACCTGAAGTGCGGTGTTCGCGAGCTGCCCCTTCACCTGCATCAGGGTGAGGTTCTGCTTCTGCGCGTACTCCAGCAGCAGGATGTCGCGCTGCATCTCGGCGAGCTTGAGCTTGTACCAGCCGTCGGCGTTGGCGATCTCCAGTTCCTTCTGGGCCCGGGCCGCTTCGGCGCTGGCGCGGCTGTCCTCCGTGTATTCGGCCGACTGCGCGCGGATCCTGGCTTCCTCGATGCGCGCCATCGCCATCGCCTCGTGCGGCGTCGTGCCGCCGGCGGTGAGCGCGGCCTGCTCGTGCGCGGTTTCGGCCTGGATCTCCTGCAGGCGCTGCTGGCCCTGCATGTCGATCGCGTGCAGCTTGGCCGCGGCGTTCACCTGCGCGGCCTGCACCTGCGGCGGCGGCGGCGGCGGCGTGTTCTGGATGCGCTGCAGGTCCGCTTCGCTGTAGGCGGTGTCCTCCGGATTCAGGCGCTTGGTCTTCAGGAACTGCGCGAACACCTTCTTCGGATCCTGCCCCCACACCGGGTTCGCCGTCACCTGCAGCAACTGCGCGTACGTGGCCTCCTGGATGGCGCGCTCCACCATCGCCATCGAGCCGCGGGCGTTGATCTCCAGGTCGCCCTTGTCGGTGTCGGCGACCTCCGGATCGAGCATGTACCACTCGTGGTACGCCTCCACCAGCGGCTCGGTCACGTTGTCGTCCACCGACCAGGCGATGGAGCGCAGCAGCACGTTGGCGTTGCTGTTCTGCAGCTCCGCCTGCCCGAAGGTCTCCGGATCGTCGGGGCCCGCCTGGCCCTGCGCCACCAGCGGCAGGTTGGTGGTCTGCTCGGCGAGCTTCAGCGCGTAGTCGATGATCGTGAGCAGCTGCGGCGTCAGGTTGGGCACCTGATACGTCATGAAGATCTTGCGCACGTCGTCCACGAGCGGCTCGCCCGTGAGCTCCCACAGCTTGTCGCCCGTGTTCAGGTCCCACGAGTTGTCCGCCGGCCGGATGGCTCTGCGGTCGATCACGATCTGGCTGCCCGCGCTCTTGCCGGCGTTGTTCAACATCGCACGGGTGGCGCCGTTGACCATCTTCTGCGGCACATCCACGCGCTCGCCCACCCCGACGCCGGCCCAGTAGCCCGAGCGGCGCTGCCACGGCAGCACGTAGAACGGAAAGCGCCCCGACTCCAGAGGGTTCACCGTGGCGCGGATCACGGTGTCGTTCACCAGCGTGACGATGGCGAAGACCTCGACCACGTCGTCCGGCAGGTCCTCGGCGCCGGCCGCGCCCATGTCCACCATGTCCTGGCGGGTGAGCGTGCCGTAGAAGGTCCAGACCTCGAAGTGGCTCTTGTGGTCGCGCTTCCTCTGCTCCGTGGCTTCGGCGTTGGTATTGACCTTGCCGGGGCCCTCCTCGAGGACCTTGTCGATCATGGGCGCCAGGTACAGCGGCGCGCCGAACTGGTCCTTCAGGGTCTTCAGCGCCTTGAGCTTGCCCGGCGAGAAGTAGTCGCGGTCGAAGAGGTGATCGCCGTCGTGGATGTCCTCGCCGCAGCCGGGCGCCGGGAACAGGTTCCACACATCCGCCCAGGACAGGCCCGGGCGGATCTTGATCTCGATCGCGAGCTTCGCGACGCCGCCTTCGACGCTGAAGGCCTGCGCCTTGCGCTCGGTGGGCACCGGCCCCTTGAGCACGCCCGTGCCGATGCGCGCCGAGTCGAAGAGCACCTTGCGCATCTCGCGCGGGTAGTTGCTCTCCACCCAGTTGTCGTAGATCCAGTCCTCTTCCTTCTTCGCGCGGGCGGCGGCCTGGGCCATGAGCTGCGCGGCCTGGGCGGTGGGCGTGAGCTGGGGCGCGGGCTGCGGTGGGGCAGGCTGGCCAGCGGCGCCGGCAGGAGCAGCAGGCGCGGCGGCGGCCGCGGCGGCCGCATTGCCGTCGCTGTCGATCGACGGCTGCGCGCTCGGGTCCTGCGGCGCCTGCGCGCCCTGGCCGCCCAGGTCCGGCATCGGCGTGGGCTTGAGCGAGAACGCCTTGTCGTCGATCGGCAGGACGATCTCGCTGACCTTGGCGAACGCCATGTCCACGTAGCGCGCCGTGAGCGGCACGAACACCGTGGACTTGTTGCCCGGCTTCTGCTCCTTCTCGCGCGTGAGCGGGCCGGCTACCGATGTCGGCTTGGCCCACCGGCTGCCGGAGAACTCGGCGCGGTTGGCCTCGTCGATCCCGAGGTAGGCCTCCTCCGCCGCGGTCCAGATCGCTTCGATGCCGGACTCCTTGCGGGCGGTGACCGCGGCGTCGCGCTTGGCGGCGATCACCTGCCCGAGGGCCTCCAGCCGCTGCTCGCGCAGTTCCTGCGAAGCCGCATAGGCAGGCGCGACGCCGCCTTCCATCTCGTACAGGGCTTCGGGCAGGTCGGGGTCGCGCAGCACGGTGTCCCGCTTCAGTTCGCGAATGCCAGGGTGACGTCCGCCGTACCGCCCACCGTGGCCGTGAGGCCGCCGATGTAGCGGATGCCGTACAGGATCACCGACTGGCCGGCGGTGAGCGGCAGCGCGTTCAGGAGCGTGCGGCTCTTGCCATCCACCAGCGTGAGCGTGCCGGACGCGGAGGCGTTGACGATCAGGCCTTGCAAGTAGCCGTCGCCATTGACCGGGACGGCACCGCTGCCGGTGATCCGCACGCCTTCGGCAGCCTGGATGCAGGGTTGAGCCATGGTGTTTCCTTTCAGCCCAGAGGGCCCATTCCGGCGACGGTGCTGACGTCGGAGCGAACGGTGGGAAGGCGCTGCGCGGCCTGGTTCACCTTGGCGTGGCGCAGCATCATCAGCGCGTAGCGCGTGGCGGACATGAGGTCGTCGTTCTCCTTCACGACCTTGCCGTCCTCGCGGTGGTAGAGGCGGAACTCCTCCCACCAGTCCTGCAGGTGCGCTGCGACCTTCAGGCGCCCGGTCTGCATGCGATCGAGCATATCCATGAGGCCCGCTTCCAGCCCGTTGCCGCCCGTGCCTTCCTTCTCGCCGGGCTCTGGCGGGTGTGTGGCGCGCTCGGGCAGCATGTTCACGCCCTGCTGGCGGTACTGCTCCTTCAGCGCCTCGCCGGAGCCCTTGTCATGCTGCAGGCCGTCATGTGGCCAGGCCACGGGAATCCAGGCACCGCGCGCCTTGATGGCCGCGCCGTGGATCACTGGCGTGGCTTCCTTGACCCGGTAGGCGTCGTACACGTGCACGGTGTCGGTGTCCCGGTCCCAGGCCAGCCACGCCGCCGCGGTGGGGTGGTCCCAGCCGAAGTCCAAGCCCGCGATGCGCGGCCAGTGGTGCGGCAGCGAGACCGGCTGCTCGCGCAGGTTCTCCTCCGCCACCGGGAAGATGCGCCCCGAGCCGAGCATCGGGATGCCCTTGGTGCGTGCGTCGCGCTCGTGCGCCGGGTAACTGGCGATGATCGCGGCGCGCTGCTCCGGCGTGTAATGCTCCGCGTCCTCGATCGTCATGTTCGTGACGTGCGTGCCGGGAAACTTCTCGATCAGGAAGCGTTTCACCACCGCCGTCATGCCCATGAGCGGCGTGAAGGTCATGAACACGATGCCCTCGGTCGCGTTGGTGCGGGTGAGCGACTCCGTGTAGATCTCCAGGTCCTCCGGCTCCTCGTCCAGCCACACGAAGTCCAGAGTTTCGGACTGGAACTTGGTGCGGCCTTGGTCGTAGCTCTTGAACGCCAGCAGGCTTTCCTTGGCCTGCACATCGCCGCCGCCACCCCAGGCCACCACCAGCGTGTCGATCGCATCGGCCACGCCGCGCTTCATCGACTTGTCCTTGATGGCATCGCCAGGGATCGTCCCGGTGCCCAGCGCGTTGATGCGGCCGCACAGCGTGCGCTGCACCGAATCGCGCGTCACCTCGCCCGTCACGCCCGCGGCCCAGGCGGCCACCGGCGAATCGAACACCGCGCCATCCCACCAGCGCGGATAGCGCCCGGTCAGGTGCATGGCCGTCTCGAAGCCGGCGCAGTAGGTCTTTCCCAGCTGGTTGCCCGCCATCAGCAGGCGCTCGCGGATCGACAGGTTTCCGCCGGCCAGGTGGAACTCGCGCTGCTTGGCGTACGGCCGGTAGTCGGCGAGCTTGTTGCGGTTGATCTGGTCCTCGATCAGCGCGAGGAACGCCTCCTGCTGGCCGCGCGGCAGGGCCTTCACCAGGGCGAGATCCACCTCAGGCGAGCCCCAGTTGCTTCTTCAGCCCGTCGCGCAGGGCCACCAGCACCTCGTGTGGCAGGCCGTCCAGCGGATTGCGCTGCTTGTTGTCGGCCGCGAACATGCCCAAGTGCTTCATGGCCTGCTCGCGCGCGCCCTGCTTGGCCGCCCACTTCACCTTGGCCGTGCGCAGCACCGCTTGCGGCGCGGTCTGGCGCTTCAGGCTGCCGCCGTGCGCCTGCGGCTCCTGGCGCTGGCTCGCTGCGCCCGAGATCACTTCCTCCGTGATCTCCACACCCACCAGCGCGCTGCGCGTGTCGGCGTCCAGCTCCGTGATCGCCCTCAGGCGCCCTGCCTCGTCGTACAGGTTGGCCGGGTCGAACGTGAGTTCCTGCACGAGCGAGCGCACAACAAGGTCGGTCGTGAGCTCGTATTTCCGCGCCAGTTTCTCGGCCGACTGTGCGATCAGGGCCTGCACCTCAACATGCTTGAACAAACGGCTGCCCTGCGCGTACGCCGTGCGTTCGCTGAAGCCGGCTTTCTTGGCCGCCTCGGTCTTGTTGCCCCCGTTGGCGATGTAGGCCTGCGCGAACACCTTGCGGCGCAGGGCCGCGGCATCGGGGTTGCTGCCGGCCTTCTTCTTGGCCAGCGGGGGGCGCTTCGCAGCCACGGCGCTACTTCTTGCCCAGCACCCGGTTGGCCTTGGCGTCGATCTCCGCCTTCTGCGCCGGCGTGAGGTTCCCGGCGTTGGCCTGCTGGGTGGCACGCGCCTTGGCGTTGGCCGCGTGTGAAGCGTCCGGCATCGGGTACTTCCGCTCGCCGGGCAGCCCGAAGTTCTGCGCCGGCAGTGCGTTGCGGCGCGCGGCCTTGATGATGCCCATGGTCAACCCTTGTGGTAGGCGAGCCCCATGCCCGCTAGTTCGGCGGCGGCTGCCTCCAGGCGCCGGTCGATCTCCGCGACGACAACTTCGCGCGGCACCGGGACCCCGGAAATGCGCGGTGCCAGCGGCGCCTCTCTCGACGGACCGACTGCGGCGTCCAAGGTCGCCTTGGTGGGTAGCT